GGATTTTGCAATTCAAATAACAGGCGATCTAATAATGACGGCAAGGTCTCTTGTTCATAGCCGCCGGTTGTGGCAGTGGAAATAACAGCCGCCGTATTGATTCCAGTTGGCGCTGAGGTCAATGTCAACGCCGTACCGGCAGGAAGATTACCGGATGAACCGGCCACAGATGCTGTAATAGCAACAACTGCGGAGCCATCACCAGCAACATCCGCCGATGCAGTGGTAACAAACGCAATGCCGGTGATAGTTTTGCCCTCGGTACCGGCCGCAATAGGCGCACCGACAGAACCGGTTAAGGTTGCGAAACCAGAGGAGGCATTCGGGTCCTTGCGATTGATGCCGTGCTCACTAGCATGACGGATCAGATTATCGTCATCGGAAGAATCCGGGAATATCTGCTTAAACAGCCATTGCTGATGCTCATAAAGACCTTCGATCGCCGCCGCTTCGCCGGATGCCCTAACCGCATAATCGGAATCTGCTCCAACCGCTGCATCAGGCTCCTGGTTGGTAATATCGCGCAGGATATCGCTTTTAATTTTGTCGTAATCAGGCGTGGTAAATGTCATTGCCCTACCTTCACGGGATGTTCAAATGTAAATCGTTGGCCGTTAGCGGCGGTGACATCGATAGCCAATCGTAGCCAGCCGTCATGGTTACGCTGGGTCTGTATATCGATAGCCGTCGCCCGACCATCGTCCAGCATGCCTTGCAACGCTTGCTCGCTATATTGCTTAGCCAGCACTGCAACCCGTGCCAGGTCCTTTTCGCGTTGCAGTTCATGCAATCGACTGCCCAGCAGAGGTTCGGCCCAGTAACTGCCCAACGGCGTCAGAATTCTCAGCACAATCGCATTCATCAGGCCGCCGGAACTATCGCGCTGTGCAACACCATTGCTTATTATGTAATCGCCGGTTGTTGGGCTGATGGCTATAGCGGTCATGCAACTGGTCCATCAGAAATCTGACTACCGCGGGTTACGCCGCTGGTTCTATGTTCTTTAAGTGAAATATCGTCGGCCTTAATATCGCCGCCATTCACTTGCAGCAATGGCGTATTCATTTCGACCTTATTAGAGGCATTAATTTTAAATGTTACCGTCGTTGCTTCGATAAGACGCCCACGCTTCAACACAACTGAATCACCCTCATCGGAATACAAAGCAACCTCGCCAGGTTTCAGGCCCTTCAAACGATACGTACCATGCTCTGTAGCGATAATAACGCCCTGCGATGTTTTGCCGCCGATGGGTAAAACAATAAATTCGCTACCCTCAGGAGGACATGTTGTAATGCCGTAATGCTGGAATAACTCGTTATCCTGAATAGGTTCGCCTGCCAGGCCTATACCGGAAATCAACGTAACACCAGGCTTAGTATTTGCAATTCCATGCAAACGCCCCCTAAACGGCTTACGAATGCTAGCCAATTTCCGGGCAATACGGCTGTCGATATCTTTAATCACTGTCATTGCGTCACATCCACAATTTCCAGCACCTTACCGTCCGCTGTTTTGGCTTTTTTGTGCTTCAACTTATGCGGGTGGGCATCCAGCGTCCATACGCCGTCTTCCTTAAATCGCAATTCGGTTATTGTTCCGTTAGTGCGATCGCGCGAAAAAGAGCGACCCATTAAAAAATACACATCATCAATGCCATGGGGTTCAGATTTTATATGGACACGTTGACCCGGCGTCCACAACGTACCGTCAGGGGTAATTCGATGATCTTTCACTATCGCAGTGAGTGTATAGCCTTCCAACCGGCCATCGGCCAGCAGTTTACGAGCACGCCGCAAAGCAATATCCCGGCTATCGGACTCGCTATCAATAATAATGCGCGGCCTGTAAACTCTAATACTTGAATCGGTTGCCTTGCCTAAAATGGCATTATTACCATCGCTAACCTCGGTTCCATGCGATTGGCCTAGCACTGTAATTTCAGAAAACCGGTTAGCAATATTTCGCTTGCGAGTCAGTTTCTTTACATTATTGCCCTTGCCCGAGTAGGTCATAATCAAATTAGCTACTACAGGCGAACTGTAATCAGCGCCACCAACGACCAACGTTCCGTCGGGATCGAACCAAGGCCACAGGCCATTAGCTTCGGCTGCATGTTGCAATACATCCCACGCGGCCTCACCTGGCTCGACATTGATTTTTTCAAATGTCTCTTTGCCGTCAATCCGAACTTTAGTAATGCCCAACGGCTTAACCAGCTTATTAACCACTTCGGCCAGATCGATTTGGCGGGACACAAAAATAGGCGCAGAGCAATCAACCAGCACTGAGGCAAAGTCGCGGCCCGATAAACTCAGGCTATGTTCTGTCTTAGATACAGGTTCTTCAATGTCATCAATCAAACCGCTTAGGACCGTATCATTACCGATCTTTACAATTGCAGGAGCGCCTTCATAGACACTATCAGGCAAAGGCTGCCGACTAATACCCAACGAAACCTGCCAATCATCAGCCGGTATCAGCAAATCAGAATCAATGCGATAGTTCTCCCAATTACTGTGGCTATTCCCGCCGATCAGCAACGAAACATTATCAGCTGGCATAAGCATTCACCCGATCGGCAGCTTGCAGAAAATTAGGATTAGCCAGCCCATTCAAACGCTGCAATTCCACGGCACGGTTATGGTCGCCGTACCAGCGATGCGCCAACACGCGCAAGGGCGCAGGCGAAACCACTTGGCGGGTAATCAACGGCGGCCGCGCTACGATAATAGCCTGAGCCGCTTTTTGCAGCGCCAATGCAGTATCTTTCAAACTCTCAACAATCGGCCTTGAAATTTCTATCGAATAGGAAGCACGGGCCAATTGAATAGCCACCTCGATCTCGGATCGGGCGCGGTTGCACACCGTCTCAATATCGGCCGGGGATAATGTCGGGGTCTGCGCTTCCAACTGCAAAACAACCGCCGCCGCATCGGATACGGTTGCAGCGCGCTCGACTTGAATATGCACGTTTGACGCCTGAATGACGCCGCCCTCAGTCGGATTATTGACGTCAACCCGAGGCACGACAGCGCCGCTTGATAACACTGCCGATGAACTCGTGCCGTTGGCTAGCGTACCGGCCACAGTGGTGACGGAACCAACCGTTTGCACGCCCGTTACTGTAGAGCCTGCGCCCAGCGGATCGCTGGCAACGGTCGCGCCGCCAGCCAGCTGGCTGGTCACAGTCGAGCCGCTGTACTGCACGGTAGTTACCGTCGATCCGGTAGACATCACGCTGCTGAGCCGGTTAAAGCCGTTGCGAAAATCGGCCATCAATGTCGATGACGAAAAGCCGCCAAAATTCATCACCCCGGACGACAGCGAGGTTAAGTCACCGGCAAAGCTCAATGGGAAATTAATCACATCCATACCGGCAGCCATTATGCCGCCTGCAATAGCTTTCAATTGGAATATCGGCCCCAATAACTGCTGGCGCAGCGCTGTCAACTGGCTCATCGGGTTCAGCGCTTTCAGCTTGGATACCGCATTGCTCAGCGTCCATGCCGAGGCATCGCGGGCGGCTTGCGCTTTCTGGCTGACCGCTTCGGCCTGCTGCTGGGCGGACTGCTGGGTAAAAAACGGGTTACCGGCGGTCGACTCGATCAGTTCAAACGATACCGACGCCTGGTCGACATTATCGGCTTCGTGGTGAATGCTGCCGCGCACCACCTGGGCAGCTTTCATGCTGCCGAAAACCGGATGCACCAACTCACGCGCACCGGGTTTTTCCAGCACGGCAATAAACGCCTTCAGCCGGTCTTCGTAGTCGTCGCCGTAGAAAATAGCCTGAAAAGGGATGTGCCGAGGGCCGCGGCCCATGTCCTCAATTTCGCCGCCGTCTACATACGGAAACAGATGCTCGACAAGCGCTTTTTCGAAACTGTCGTCGACGCTGACGCATTCGAATTTAACACCGCCGTAGCTGGCATCAAGCAGAGTTTGCGACCACATCAGTGACGCCTCGCTTGCTGGCTATTGGCCTTGTTAACTTCGGCAACTATATTGCCGTTTTCGACCTTCACCACGACTTCTACCTTTTGCGGCTTATCGGCTTGTTTTTCCGGGGCGACATTCCAGTAATCCTGGACGCGCTGGCCGATGCTGGCATTTTTATCCGGCATCCGCATGCTGGTCTGGTCGGGCTGCATTGCATGCTTGATCATCGCGTAAAGACCGGTACCGGCGGCTAGACCGGCCAAACCTGATAAGCCCAATCCAGCGCCAGCCTCCGCAACGCCACCGGCAGCTTCCGCTACCATCGGCGTCTCGCCCGCGTATGAAATTCCGGCTCTTGCAACTGATGCAGCCTTTTTTAACGCTCCTGCACCGCCTGCCGCCTCAGCCGCTTTTTCAAGGGCCCTAACCTTACCCTTGCCGCCGGTCAATAGCCCGACTAATCCGCCCGCACCGGCCGCAGCAGCCAAAACGCCCAATGCAGTCGCTGTTGAATAAATGGCTGTAGTCAGTACCGGATGTGCCTCCGCTTCTGCGTTGAGTTTGTCCAATAACTTTCTAAGTGGAGCGTCGATTGATGATAGGGTGTCGATCGCGGCAAAGGCTTTTTTGTTGGCTACTTGGTCGGCTTTGGCGTCCAGCGTGTTAGCTACAACTTGATAGCTGGTCTCGCTTTCTTTGCCGTCTTTTTCTGCACCGACCTTACTTTTAATATCTTCATATTTTCCGCGCTGCTGGACAAACATCAGCAATTCCATCAATGCCTGACGATCTTGGACCGCCTTACCGATGCTTTTTTGCTGCAAAATATCCGCCATCGCCGATAACGTAGCTTTTTGATCGGATCCTGTTTCGCTATCGGCTTTTTTTCTCAGCGCCGTATAGTCCTTATCTTTAGAGCCTATTTTTTCGACTAGCCCCACAAATGCTTCCAGCGGGTTTACGCCCTTGCCACGCGCAGCGGCCAAGCTCCCGGATAAATCAATACCCTGCTTTGCAAAATCCTTGGCTGTATCCTGGCTATTGATTTTAGCCAATAAGTTAACCAGGTTATTCCCCGCCTCATCAGATGTTCCAGCACCGATACGCGATATCTGGTTAGCGGCTAACAGCGATTCAAACCCGCCCATGCCCTTCATACCGTTTGCAGCGGCAAGCGCCATTTGTTGCGGCAGCCATTTAGCCATGTCCGCCAACTCGAAACCGCCTTCTTGCCCTGCGCGAATAGCTTTAGACAGCATCGCAGGCATATCCTTGGCGGATATGTCCATATTTTGCTTGGCCGCTATCATGATTTTCGCCAAATCATTGCCATCTGCGCCTGTTCCGGTTGCGTTTTTTTGAACCGTAGGAAGTAACGGCATAGCCTGTTTGGCATCGCCGAATGCACCACTGCCTACTAGCGTATTTAATGCATCTAGCGCCTGTTCCGGCGTACCGCCACCGCCACCTCTATTGACATCAACAGCATCGCGAATACCTGCATCCAGTTTTTGTTTAGCCGCAATCCTGCCCGCCGCATCCAGATCGTTATTA